CGGTCGGCATCGAGCGCATATAAGAGTTTGCGCAGCATCAGACGAATATCCGCATCTACCTGAATGCGCTTGGCTACCGATTCATCATGGTGCTCTACTTGGATTGATTCGACTTTATCCAGCACATAGCGCGGATTAGTGATTGTGAGGATTACAAATCCCGTGAGGAGTAAAAGCAGGAGCACCCGCAGAAAACGGAAAAATCCGTACTTCTCCTCCATTTTGAGTAGCTTTTCAAGCCACCCGATTCCTTTTTCAATCTTCTGTTCCATAATGAATTTAATTTTCAACAAAGGTAATAAATAGTACCTAATAGGTATTATTTTAGGTGAAAAAATTATTATTGGGTAATTTGGGATTCAGGCATCATATTACTTGTTACCATCCAATTTCCATTGACACATATGAACTGTATAAATCCACCTCGTTTACAATATATTTCTTTGATAGGGTTAAATCCCATTTCAGAATTGAGTGAACCGGGGTGATATATATTGCCTTTCCCTGATATATCGGGTTCTCCTTTAATCCATAGAGTTGGAGAAGAACGAGTTTTGATTGGATTGTCAAATACGTTCAGCACGACACCATCTAATGCTCGGTTATAGGGAAGCGTTAAAACAATCGAATACCCACGTCCTGATGAGGATCGTATATTGAAATGGTCGCTTACAACAAAGACTGCCCGATATTCACTATCATATCCTGTAAATTCAGCGGCAATATCAATATCTTGGAATGGTACTTGTAAAAATCCTGAAAAAACACCTTTTGATGCGTATAAAGAGCCATCTTGTAATACGCGATACGGTGCTTTTTCTTTATCTGCTTTTGGTGATCCGGACCAAAATCGGACGCTTGCTTCGTCAGTACCTTCTCCGGTTGCTCCTGCCTTAATGGTGGAATCATCGCCTGCGAGCTGAATTGTTCCGGATGTAACGATTCCTCCGTCGATAGCGGTTTTTGTATTGTCGTATTCCACGGCATCAACCCAATCTGCGGCAACATAATTCCCGGATTCCCGAGAGACCTTGCTTTTGAGGATTACCTTGCCATTGACCCATAAATCTCCCTTTTTGTAAGGAGGGACAGGTTGCTCCGTGAAAACATCGTTGCCGTCGCCTATCAACTTTTCAAGGTCGGCAACGTCTTTCATGGAGCCATCGGTTGAAGCAAATTTAATATTGCCCCCGATTTCTCCAAGTAAGAGGTCGAAATATGTCTTGCCGTCGGCCGATATGACTTTATCGGTCGTGATGCGACCGGGTAGAATCTCCGAAAACCCATAGAGCGAAACATAGCTCCGTTCGCCGTCATATTCGCTGTTCAGAATGCCGATAAGGAGATGATAGTACCCTGCGACATCATTCATCTTGATTGCCCGGTCAGAGAGCAGGAAATCGCTTTTTGCGGTGGTGTCCGTGCGGCTGACCTTGGCATATAGATAATACTTCTTTTCGCCATTGTCGAGGTATGGTGAAAGGTATTCGCTCATCTCCCAAACCTTGTACTCCGAATCGGCATGAGAGGATGAAATCGTTCCGATGCCGAGCGTCATGTGCTGGATGAATCCGTGCGGGATATGCAACTGCTTTGCCGCATTGTCGTAGGTGATGCCGTCGTTTACCGCCGTGAGGTCGGTTTTGCTGGCGACGAACCGGAATTGCAGGCTCTCATCCCCGACGAGCATCATCATCGTCTGCACGGTCAGCGGATTGATGGAGTTCGTGAAGTTGTCGAGCATCGAATCCTCCAACATCGCCATTGTTTCCCTGACATCGCGGAACCGACGCTTGGTATAGCTTACGGCGTTGCGGATGCTGTTATCTGTCGCCACCTCATTTTGCCCGATCTCCCGAAGCTGCGAAGATACGCTCTTGCCCGAAACCGAGTTTGAGATTTCGAGAACAGGGGCATACGGTGAGGTGAGGTATTCCTTGATACCCGTGATGCGGATTGCTATGCCATCGGGAACGAACTGCTCATCGGTGAACAGAACATATCCCCCGACTTTCAGACGCCCGCCCACGCGGAGCCAATTCTTTTTCGCCCATAGTCCTTGCAGAGTGCCGGTAAAGGTGAATTTCGGGTCTTCGTTCTCATAGAGCTTACGGGCCGCTTCACGGAACATATCCCATGATGCCCCTGTCTTATCCGTATTGTTGCAGATATAGGCATCCGGCAGGCTGATCCCGAAAATGGCGTAAGTGTCGCCGACGGCGGGTTTGAATGTTTCGTTCGGCATCGTAACCCCGTCGATCTCCTGCGGTACGAGTTCAAAGCGGCGTTCCGAGTGGTTGTATTTGAACTCGAACTGCTTATCGTCGCCCGCGAGCATTCCCTTTTGGAAACTGATCGTCGCCGTCTCGCCCTCAATGATATAGTCGTTGAAATTCAGCTCTGCGGGGATGGAGTTGTCGATGATGTCGTAGAAATTCTTCCCGACATCCATCGTTTCTACCTTTGATACCGTCCCCTCGCGGGATGGGTATATTTCGGAGCAATCAAGGCTGTCCTCCTTGACTGCATCGGAAACCTTGTCGATGCGCTCGATGGAATACCCCTCCGCATCAGATTGATAGGTACGGCCCTCGTAAACGAGCGTCTGCAACTTCGGCAACAGCAATTCCGCCGAACCGTATTTCGAGCGGTCGATATTGCGGTCGCCGCCCTGAACATAAAGCCGCTTGATCGGCAACTCATCGCTTTGCGTGGTGCGTCCGACACCCGGCTCGAAACCGTTCCCCTTGCCGTATGCGAGCGGCAGGGGATCATCCTTGAAATACTCGACTTTATGCAGCGAGATCGTATAGTCGTTGATTTCCCATTCGGTCTCGAATTTGTTTGCGACATCCTGCAATGCAGCATCGACGTAGGTGTGATTGAACTCGATCGTCTGCTCCGCCGCGTCGAGGCATTCGCCGACTTTCCAAACATCGGCCCCGTCGCGCTGATTGAGGTTCCATACGATAGCCTCGACGAGTTCGTGAGGCTTGGCGCACATCGACCATTTGAGGCGTTTATCGACGGGATTACGCATCTTATACAGGCTCATATTATCCTCCAATGTTCCGAGGGTGAGCGTGTATTCGATATTGCGGGTTCCGTTCTTCTTGATATTCTCCGGCGATCCGAGTTTATATTTCACGCCTTGATACTCGCACCATGCCCCGACCGGAATTTCGACAAATTCCGATAGGGAGAATTTTAGGACGAGTTGCGGCTTGGACATGAGGGAGCGATAGCGGTAACTGCTATCGCTCTCCTGTATATCCAATGTCGTGTTGTTGAAATGCAGGGTCAGCATGATCTACTTTTATTCGATGTTCAGCTCGGCGCAATCTGCGTCGATTTGGGCTTTTAACGCGGCTCTCGCTGTGAGAAAATCCTTGTACGAGGAAATCCTCGCCTTTGCCTCGTCGCTCGATTTGGAGCCGCCATATACGCCGAGAGAGGCGGAATTATACTCATTGATGAGCTTCTGCTCGTAGTTGGCATCCCACATTGCACGGATGGCGGCTTCCGTGATTTTGTTACTCGTAACGGTCGCCCATACAACGACCTCATAGCAGGAATACTGCTTGCGCGGAGTTTCGGCGATGGGTTTCTCGTTCCCCTCGGCAATGATCTGATGTTGCGGGGCGTCCTCTTCCTGAATATCCCAACGGTAGATGTAGCTTCCGTTGCCTACGGCCTCGAATTTAGACGGCCTTGCATCGTAATACGAACGTGTCATAGAATTGCGATTTAATGATGGTTTTTAACAAATGTTTTGAATTGGAGACTTTCGCCCATCCGTACCAACTGCATAACTTCTGTTTGTAGTCCCTCGCGCTGATATTGAGTTTCTTATTCAGACGCGCGGCCATGCGGCAGAAATTCTGCTTGATGGATTTGCGCATGAGCGTTTGGTTGTGGTAGAACACGAACCCGACGAAATCGAGGCCGCGCCCGTGCTTGTCCGCCCGGTTCTCGGCAATCGGAAATATCTGCTCATTGCCTTTCAGTGTCAATTTCAAGGCCGCGAGATACTTCTTGATGTCGGCCAGCAGGATGTGCAGCTCCTCTTTCGTGGAGGCGAGAAATACCATGTCGTCGGCATATCGGAAATAGTATCGCACCCGCTTCTCCTCCTTGATCCAATGATCGAAGTAGGCGAGCATCAGGTTTGCGAAGTATTGGCTCAAATAGTTGCCGATAGGCACGCCGTCGGTGCTGTCGATGATTGTATCGAGCAGGGCGAGCGTATCCTTGCATTTGATTTTGCGGCGGATGATGGTTTTCAATACGTCGTGGCCTATCGACGGGTAGAACTTCCGGATGTCGATTTTGAGGCAATATCGGGCGTTTTCCCGGTCTTTGATGGCCCGCTTGACATTCCGCATCACTCCGTGAATCCCGCGCCCCTTGATGCAGCTATATGTGTCTTTTGTGAAGACCGAAACCCATATCGGTTCGAGGATATTCATGATTGCATGGTGCAGAATGCGGTCGGGGTAATACGGCAATCGAAATATGATCCTCTCTTTCGGCTCATAGATCGTGAACGTGCTGTATTCGGAGTTCTTGAATGTATGATTTTTCAGCGTTTCATGCAGGGCAAGGATATTCGCTTCACGGTTTTTGTCGTGAAGCAAGACGCCATACGAGCGGAGTTTCCCGCGCCTTGCCTTTTCATCGGCGAGGCGGAGGTTATCCAGCGATATGATCTTTTCGTATAAGTTTCCTATACGCTTCATTTCGACGCTTTGCTTTTCATATTCGGGGCGTTCGGCAGTTCGGGATGCCCGAAACCGCCTACTAACTCCTTTTTGAGGTGATATTTTTTGCCGAGAGGCAGGGTCGTTGCTCTCAAAATTTATGTTTTTACCTTTCTGAAAATCATTGGCGAGACCTGATATTCGCATTCGTATTCGAGGGCGTGTTATTCGAATTCGCATACGCAAAACCGGCATTCGCGCTGTTATTCGCATTACCGCTGAACAGGACACCGCAAGAGCAACCAACCTTTATACATCCATTACTCCAAATAGTACCGCGTTCCCGATGCCCGCATCGTTACCCGTCGCGGGAATTTGTCCATTTCCCGAATCTTGGCGAGGACATATTTGATTTCCCGCGAATTGGTGAAGAACTTGCGTGCATCGCGGTCGTGATCGTCCCGATTCATCTTGATCTTGACGAGCGTCCGATTCTCTCCGAACTTCGTTTTCACTCCCTCGATGTAGTCGCAGACCCAAAAGGTGAGGTTTATCAACTTCTGCTGCGTCGTTTCGGGGCAGTTGAAATGCTTGTTGGTTTCATCGGCGGGGATTTTCAGGAAATCCAGCGAGCCGTCATCCTCCATCGGATTGTGGTTATTCTCCATTGTCGTAGCGTTTAATTATTGGCCGAGCGTGTTTTCTGTGGCGTTATGCGGGGATAAAGCAAAGGCGAGACCCGAGATGCGCATTCGCATGCGAGGGCGCGGCATGCGAATCCGCATACGCAAAACCGGCATACGCGCCGTTATGCGCAGAACCGCCGAACAGGACACCGCGCAATGCTTCGGTCATCGGGATGTTGGTATAGTGGTAATCGCAGAAATAGGTCGAAGAACCGCCTCCTACGACGGAGGGCATGATCTCTCCTCCCTCTCCGAAAATCACCTCCTTGACATATCCCTCTGCGCGGGCCTCGTTGCCTACATGGGCGTAGCCGTCGTAGCCGCTATCCGAGAATTTGGCCGGATCGGTGCAGACGAATACCTTGCTTAATCCGTCGCCGCTGTTATCCTCGGTCGGGCTGATACGGATGTTGATACCGTCCGTCCATTGCCAAATATGGCCGAAAGGATTCTCGACACCTCGATAGCGCGGAACCATGACCGTGCATCGGGTCGATCCGTCCTCATTGATGACGGGGTATGCGACCTCGCCCGTGCCATTTCCGAGTTCGTCGGTATGGCCGCACGGCACGAACGGATAAGAGCCGTTGAACCCGCCCCAATCGGACATGTTTGTTACACCTGCTCCGAGGCCGCCCTGCGCATAACCGTTGCTGTCCTTTTCCGCATTGAATG